CGGTGCTGATCGTGACCACATCACCAGACAAGAACGGATTTACCACATCCATGCTCGTGGTCACGTTGTTTCCATCCGTGTTGTAGATCACGAATTCAGACAACGTTCTGTTGATGTTGATCGTGAAGACGTAACCCGTTTCGGTTGTACCCGCGTAGTTGATCAGAGTAGCCGTCGGGTCGCCGGTCGTCATACCAGAGACCACGGTGGGAACGGGATCCACGAAGTCCGGGTCGTAGCAGATCAAGGTGACGTCGACTTCGGGAGTCTGAGAGAACATCGGCGACTGACAGCTTTCGACACGGCCATAGATGATGTAGCCGTCTTCCTGCCCGTCGATGAAGTCTTCCATGTAGAACTTGAGCTGAACCTCGGTCTCAGTCCTGAAGAGCGTGTAGAGGTTGTTCCTCAATGTCCTGAGCGAGGTAGTGGAGTAGTCGACATCGAATCCTATTTTGAATCCGATCTGACGAGTGTCTCGTCGGGAAGACTGGAAGACCGCTCCATCCTGGTTGGCGAAACTACTGCCGACCAGTGTGGCCTTCACGGGGTCCAGCCCGGTGATATCCAAGACGTTGTAACCATTCGAGGTATCACCGAGCTGGAGCGTGAGGAGGGCTCCCTGGCTATTGCGTACCTCCACTTTGGTAAACAAGGGTGCCCCTTACAGCGGATAGTTGGTTGTTGGTCTGCCGATAGATTTCCGTGTCGGACAGAGCCTTCGGTGAGTAGTTGTTCTGTGTGAAGTTGTATGTCGGCGTCATGGGTTGCCGGTTGAATGTATTGTCCGTGGAGGTGTTCCTCGAGTTGTTTCGAAGATATCCCTCGGAGGCATTTGTCGCTCCGTAGTACGAAGCGGGGTTGCTGAGGTTGATCGGATGAGCTGGGTCGCTCACGTCGAACACAGACCCATTGAAGTTGCTCATGTCGAGAACGGGCTTGATCTTCGGATTGAATTCCACTGCGTCGAAGTGGTCGCCAATCAAAGACATGCTCTGCGAGACGACGTCGAAAGCGTTCTTCGCAACCTTGGAATGCGCGTCGATCACTATGCCCGAATTGTCCTCTACACCCATACCCCACCCGGCCATGCACCAGAAACCCATTTCTGCGTACCTCGTGGACGGGGAATTGATCCCCAGCCAGTGGAGAGGCGCCTTGATGGAGTCTTTGGCGATCTGCAGAAGCGTGTCAGCGACTTTACTCGCGCCAGCTTCGAGACCTTGGATGAGCCCGTCGATCATGTCTCCGCCCATCTGGATGAGAGCGGTGACGACCTTCGGTGTGTTCTGCTTGAACCCTTGCCCCAACGATGTGATGAACTTGATCGTCATGTCGAAGGCCGATTGAACGATCTTCGGCAGGTTGTCGCTGATGCCCTTGGTGAACGCGACAATCAAGTCTGTAGCAGACTGCACGATCTTGGGCATGTTGCGTGCCAGACCTTCGAGAAACCCGGAGATCAGATTGACACCCGCGTCTATCAATTGCGGAATGTACTTGGCAGCAGTTTGCAGCAGTTGCGTGAGCAACTTGAGGAAGAGGTCGACGACCTTCGGAACCAGTTTACCTAGCGTGTCCAGAATCGTGCTGAACAGAGTCAGGAACGCCTTCGCGATCGCTGGTGCTGATTGAGCCAAGGTCTCCACAAAGACGACCAAGCCCAGGGCGAATTGCTTCGCCGCGATGGGAATCAGGTTCAAGAATGACGTAATAGCAAACACCATACTAGCGGTGTTCGCAGCCATTCCCACTGCGAGTGCCGTATAACCAGTGGAGAGGAAGACCAATCCCAAACCAGCAGACAAAGCACCCAACCCCAAGAGAGCAACAGCTCCTGCGAGGCTGAAAAGTACCGGAATGACTGGCTCGATCAGAGCGCCTCCCAGCGCCAAGACGACAAAGACTCCCGCAAGCTCGACGAGGCTCGAGAGGATGTTCCCCCACGACATGTCGCCCATGGTTTTGAGCGCAGGTGCCAAAATGTCGATTGCTGCTGCCATAACGAGAAGCGCAGCTGCTCCAGGAAGTGCTTCCGTCATGAGTATGGCCGCACCTGCGATGAGCACCAGTGCTCCCGCCAATTCGGTCAGACCCTTGGCTATCTCCGTCCAACTCTGAGCTCCCATTTTGCCGAGAGCGTCAGTGATCATCCCCAGAGATGCTGCGACAATGAAGATCGCTGCCGCAGAGAGAAGCGACGACGGCGGAAGAAGGTAGAGAGCCCCAGCGATGAGCGTCAGAGCACCAGCCATCAAAGCCAAACCGTGAGCGCCTTGACTCCAGGTTTCCTTGCCCATCTTGTCCAGCGCATTGCCGATCAATCCGAGCGAAGAAGCGACGATCAATACCCCCGCAGCGGAGAAGACCGACGACGGAGGAACAAGCTTCAAAACCAGACCGATAGCAGCCAGACTGCCCGCCATGAGGTCGAGTCCCTTGGCGATCGTTGTCCAACTGTACTGTCCGATTTCCTTTACTGCTTTTGCCAGAATCAAGATCCCGTATGCCAGGATCGTCACTCCGAGACCTGTCCCGGCTCCAGCAGTGTCCGCGTCAGCGATGACCGAGAAAAGCGTCAATGCGCCTAGGACACCCGCCAACCCGGTGAGGCCTTTGCCGAGTTCTTCCCAACTGATCCCGCCGAGTTGCACCAGAACATCGCCTAGGATTTTGACACCCTTGCCGATACTCGCGACGCCGAAACCGACAGCGATCATGTGGTTCGAATCGCCCATCAAGTTGACACTGAAGGCCAAAGTGGTGAGCATGACGCTGATGGCCAGCAACCCCTTTGCGAGGGAGTTCCAGTCTTCCTTCCCGAGCTTTATGACCGAACCCGAAAGAACATCGATAGCTCCCGCCAACAAGATCAGAGAGAGCATCATGACGGGCATTTTGACGAAGCCTTCAGAACCGATGAACTTCTGGAATATACCCATGGAAGTTATCAGCTGGGTGAACATCACAGCCAACGCAGTGGTGGACCGTTCGAGAGCGGGTCCATTGATGGCCGAAAGCTTGTCGGCTGCGACAGCAAGAATGGCTATCGCTGCGGCTATCTCGAGAAGAGTGGCCGCTTTGAGCGTTGTCTGCATCGACTCGAGTGTCTTGGTAAGACCCTCGAACGACTCCTTGATGGTGTCAAGGAAACCGTTGATGACGCCAGGCTTGTGACCGCTTCCGACGTAGTCCACGAACTTCTTCAGAAGCACGATCAGGCCGCCGAACAAACCAGTGTCGACAACACGCAACAAACCCGTGAAGTCGATGCCTGCTGATCCGTTCGTGAAGCTCTTGGCCATGTTCTCAAAAGCTTTTGAGATCTTGTCAGCCAAAGGCTGAACACCATGGTAGAAGGCATCGATGTGATCGCGGACATAATCGAAGGCAGCGGCGAGAAGCTTGCTCTCGCTCAGAACTGAACTTAGAGAATCCTTGACTGAACCGATGGACTTCTGCGCCTTGTCTCCAACGTCGAGCTTGTCGAACAAGTCCCTGAGGAGCAGACCGAGAGCCTTGACCAAGGTGATCGGAACTTGGAGAACTTCCTGAAGCTTCACGAAGAACTCGTTGAACCTCTGCCCGGTCTCCACTGCTTCCTTGAGCCGGACCAGGAAGTCGCCAACCCGAGCTCCGAAGTCGAGCAGATTGCTCGATCCCCTGGAAACGGAAGAACCAAAGACAGCTTCGAATGTCTGGCCCAACTTCACGAGAATATCGTAGACGATCTTCACCGCGGAGAAGAGGCCGTCGAAGATCTGCCTCAGATCAGCACTAGTATGCGCTCCTATTTTGAACTTTTCAGTCAGCTGCTCGAAGACGTCTGTCAGATGCTTCAGACTCTGGGCGGTAGCCGGTGGGAAGACGTCTCTGAATGCTTCCCCGATCGGCTTCATGATCAAGCCGAGATCTTGGAACGCTTGGCCGAACGCCTTGATGAGTTCGGTCCTACCGCCTAGCTTCGCCCATCCCTCCAGGAGGTTGTTCAGCGCGTAGACCGGTCCGGTGAGTGCGTTCTCAGCAACGTTGTGGACCTTGGTGAAGAGGTTTGTCGCTTGATCAATGTTGCCGAAGATCGTCTTGAAGATCGCGCCATATGCGGTTGCCACCTCCTCCTTGAGCGCGTCGGCAAGCTGCGTCATCGTCTTGATGTGCGTAGCAGAACCGAGTGCGGTCTGACCCAGAGCCTGAATCTGCTTGGCCTGCTGAGCCGTGAAGCCCATAGCCTTGAGCTGAGCAGCACTGAGGTCGCCAGTGAACTGAGAGAGTGTCTTCGTGAGGATGTCGGATGTCAACCAACCCTCTTGAAGACTGTTGCGGAAGCTTCCAGCCTTTTTGATGATCGCATCGATGTTGGTGCCAGCGGCTCGAGCGGTGTTCTCCAGAGCAGTCTGGAACACCTTGCCGCCGAGACCAGCGTTGACGACGGAGTTCCAGTCCTGAAGCTGAACCTTGCCGGATGCGATGGCCTGGGACAGCTGATACATCGCGGTGGAAGCCTGCTGCGAACTAGCGCCAGACAGAGCCGCGAGGTTGGCGATACCCTTGATGGACTCGACCGAAGTCTTCAGATCCACACCGGCGGCCGTGAAGGTGCCGATGTTCTGAGTCATCTCAGAGAAGTTGTAGACCGTCTGGTTCGCGTAGGTGTTCAACTCAGCCAAGGCCTTGTTGACGTCACCGATCTTCGTACCTTCAGAAGCCGTGTTCGCCAAAATCGTCTGAACCGCGTTGATCTGGGTTTCGTAGTTCTGGAACCCAGCCTTGATCGGGTCGATCGTGAGGGACTTGGCCATCTGCAGGCCAACGTCGACGATCTTGTTTGTCAGATTCGAGAGAACGGTGTAACCGATCACCGACAAAGCGGTGAATCGACTCGCCACGTGATCCACGCCGTTGGCAAGAGGATCCATCGTGACGGATTTGACTGCTTCGCCGAGACTGGCAAAACCCTTGGCGGCACCTTCCAAGCTGAGACCCTTGTTCAGCTTGTCCATTGTGCCGAGTGTGACGGCGGCGTTGTGCTCAAACGACGTATTGTCGAAGAGCATTTGAACGACCCGCTGGTCGATGTTGCTCATGCGGAAGTCACCGCCCTCCATACCCTTTCGGCGATTCGGTCAAATATCGGTGCCATCGCCGGGTTGATGTAGTCCCGGCCTTGAACGTAGCCTCCAGTGCCGGTTCCGTATCCATACTGGAGCATGATCGCTACTGGGAAGTCTGACTCTACGTCGGTGTTGGTCCAGTAGATCGTGTACCTACCGTTTCTGGCCGACACGTCGAAACTCCACGAACCCGCAGCGAGTCCAGTGTCTGTCGGCGTGGCCGAGGAAAGGGCCGCGACGCCTTCTTGTCCTGCCGACTTCAGAATATCGAGGATGTTCAGTTTCACAGCTTTCTGCAAGAACTGTTCAGTCGACTTGAAATCACCAGAGACAGTGTAGGATATCATCGCGGCTCCTTTCTTTACGCGGCTTCGACCAACAGGTAGGAAACGACAGACGTGTCGGTAGAGGATGTGCTCTTGATCACGAAACTCGTACCGACCGTGTGAGCGTTGACGAACAACGCGCCGGGAGTTCCTCCGGGGGTCACTGACCCCAAGATGATCCTGGTGTTGGCTGTCGTCGAGGTGTTGCTGACGGTCACGGTTCCGGCCACGAGAGTGGCAGTGCCCTGGCGGGCGTTGGTGCCCTCCTTGACTCGGAGACCCTTGCCTGCGAGTCCGATGATGATGTCGGAATCGGAGGTACCGACCTGTGCAGTACCCAAACGCTTCCACGTCGTGTCACGAGCAGAGGTGCCGATACCATAAGTCATGGTTCCGTCACCAGCGAGGCGGAAGTTGTCGTTCGCAGCCACGCCACCTTGGTTTGAACTCAGGATCGTGTTGGCCGAAGAACTGGGCTGAGCTGCGAGCGCAGCTTGAGCCGTGAGACCGGCCGTATAGTTCGGGGTAGACGTGTAGTTCAGATTCGTGCTGCTGACATCTGCCACCACCGATGGGATGTTGGTCACCCAGTTCGAGGCGGCCGCACCGCTTCCTTCGAAACGGGTGTTGATGCAACGAACTTTCTGGCC